ATATATATATATATATATATATATATATATATATATATACAGTCTTGTGGCTTTTTTATTTTATTAATTGTATATGAACGACACTGAATTACCTAACCATTCGCATTTAGCGACTTACAATTCTCTCCAAGAATTTAAAAAAAAAAAATTTAATTAAATTGATGCATTTGTTTCGAAAGTTAGAGTGTTTTAGAGAGTTAAAGTGTTAGAGAGTTTTCAGGGTTCCATAAATGACGGACAGGAAAATTTTTTGACCTATTTTGATGTTTTTTTTCGTTTCTAGTGCACTAAATCAATTTTTGAAAAGTGTCAAATTAATCTCTATTAAATTATCTTGACAATAGTATGCAAAATATCTTGAATCCGTGAACTAACAAGACTATAATGATGAAAATAGTTGCCGAAATGAGGTGAAAAAAATTTTTCGATCGTAAAGCACTCTCTGATGTTTCTCATCATGAGTCATGCAATAAAATAATTATAATATTATTATCCGCGTTTGAGTTAGTCTAATGTCGAATAAACATACACAAAAACCATGTTAAGAGGGCGCAACACGATTATCCGCGTTTGTGTTGGTCTGATGTCGAATAAACATACACAAAAACCATGTTAAAAGGGCGCAACACGATTATCCGCGTTTGTGTTGTCCTAATGTCGAATGAACATACACAAAAACCATGTGAAAAGGGCGCAACACGATTATCCGCGTTTGTGTGGTCCTAATGTCGAATAAACATACACAAAAACCATGTTAAAAGTGCGCAACACGGTCACAAGCAAAGGTAATAAAATAATCATAAAATATTTAAATTATAATAAATTTTTAAAATAAGTTAAAAGAGATTTTCTTAGTGAGATTTTGTCGTTGGGAGATTATGTCGGGGAGATTTTGTCTTGGGGAGATTTTGTCGGGGAGATTTTGTCCGGGGAGATTTCGTGGTACAACCGGTTTAATCGTTCAAAAGTTGTAAGCGAGTCACATAGTCACACACAAACACACACACACACACACACACACACACACACACACACACACACACACAGTGACAACATCGCGGGGGTAGTCAGGGAAGCTTCCTATGACCTTAAAACGTCGAGATCTGATGAAAACTCGATTTTTGCAAAACGGGGTGAAAACAATAACTTCCCGATTTTTGAAAATCTTCAATTTTCTTAGCGGGAAGTTAAAAATTTGACATTTAAAAATATTGAATAATCTCCAGAAGTCATAAGTGTTGCTTGTCACCACATCCTACGTTGACAAATCGATCTCATACTTTATATTTTATAGATAAAGTCACACTTATTACGTTTTTTACTGACCGCTCCGGTTATGATTTTAAATCACGATCAAATTGCGGCTTGGGAACAAACAAAGTATGGATACTGCGGTAATAAGTTTAATATTTGTATAGCTTATTAAATGTTGAACAAAAATACTGAACAAAATCCAGTAAATAAGCTTTTAGGTCATCATAAGTGTAATCAACATCGTCGTTCACCAGGAACCTCATTCAAACCATTATCAGTTTGGATTCATTAATCGTCGTCAAGCAAGCGGGGAACTTATCTCGTTGCCTACAAGTTATGACGTTGCGGCATACTATTAATAACGTAACGAGATAGTCTGACTTCTTTCTCTATGAACAATAATTTATCCTGCCATCTAATAATCTATAACTGTTGTTCAGTATTGTTTCAGTAATGTTTCAGTATTGTTTCATTATTATTTCAGTAACTGTTCTTCAGGACGTTGAAAAAATGATTATTATTTATTTTCTAATTTTGAACAAATGTTTCCAATTCCAAAGACTGAAAGGCCCTATAGGTTAAGTGCCTGAACGCCTCTGACCTATTCAATTTCAACGTACCTCGACGCTTGGAAAAACTTAAAAGATCGTGGCATACCAATTTTACGACGATAGAAGAGAAAAAAGAACTACTAAGGGATTTTAGAATTTAAAATAAGATACAGAATTAAATTTTGTTATATTTAATAGTATACATCCTAATACAACTGATTTTTCTAAAACTAGAATTATCATTCTAAATTACTTAACTAATACATCATAACCACGTCACTAACTTATCTAGAACTAGTTTCAAAGGTTACAAAAAAAAATTTTTGAATCGTCCAGGTGACTCAAAATTTTACATACAAAGTATATTTATTTACTAAGTGTGCTTAAGACCTAATTACATTATAATATTTCTAATGACGCTGAGACTGCATCGCTAATTATTTTAATTAATTAGAACTAACTAAAAAGGTTACAAAAGAGAATTTGTAAATGGTCTAGGTGACTCTGAATTTTGCTTATAAAGTATACTTAACTACTAAGTATGTTTAAAAGCTAATTACATAATATTATTTCTAAGTGACACAACAAGTATAACAGAGATAACAATAACACCAACTTACATATAATTAACAATGAATCTTAACCTAATAGATGTCAACTAGATAAGCAAGCTAACACCACTCAAGGAACTTCATACCGTGCTTCTCAGATTTTATCATCAACTTCCACATCAGACACTTCACATTGAGCACCATGCACTCGTAGCAGCCACATCATGTTCCGATCCTCCAGTTTATAAGCGATACGCCACGGAATTTTCTGATCGACGTTGCAGATGTCGAGTGCTCTGCCTGGTTGCTGGCAAATCAAATTGGCCAGTCTGTAATTCTTGGTGAGAGCTGCGATGTGCAAAGGAGTAACACCACAACACTTGTTTTTGCTGTTGACATCAGCACCCCATCGAATTAGAAATTCGAATTTTCTTTGGGCTTCAGGAGTGTCTCGACTGGCTACGATATGCACACATTGTTGTCCACAGGAATTATACTGCCGCAACAAGTAACTGTTGACGTTGTTGACAAGCATCTGCATTGTCTGCAAGCTGTCATTACTTTCGTCGCAACAAAGACAGTGGAAAATGTTTTCATGGTCGAAATTGTCGAAAAACACGAAGTTGCCGGACCAACCCATCGTGCAGAGACAATAATGCACCGTAGCAGACGAAGCTTACAGGCGCGAACCAACTTTTGTATGACTGGTCGTGCAAAAGATTGGGGACTATTTAAGTACGTTACATATAGTATCTATCTTTAACTTCTAGAATCAAAAGTCAGCGCTTATCAACTTAATTGTTGGTCATTAAAAAGCGATATCAGAGATAATGATGGTCAAGCATAGACGGATCTTGCTTCTATCAACTAAAGCTTCACGAACTGTATTCAGAGATTTCATCATCTATAAGATTGCCATAAGCAGGTTTGAACTTACATCATCTTTATATTTCGTATTTAGAACGTTGAAGATTCAGATTCTTCCATAAGTAGCGATTGCGCTAAAGGGATTCGAAAGTTTGATTCTGTATAAGAATCTAAAGTCAGACTTTCAATCACATTCTAATCGAAGTGCCACAGATGAAATCCAGTAAGCACTGAACATAAGGCGCCAGCGTGAACATGATTGTTTTGAGCAATAAAATTTAATTGGCTTAGTTATTGTTGGAACTCTAAAGAGGCTATCAGACACTAAAGGTTACGATGTCAAATTCAATGGCTGTTTTTGCTCGACTACTTTATCTGGGAGCGAAATATCTACTCTAAATATAATCAAGCTCTTAGGATGTCAAGGTAACTACAAGTAAGATAGTAGCACTGCCAATGACTGTAAGCATTTTACTATTACCATATTATAGTAACTTTATTATCGTTTAATTCAAATTAGTTAGATTCGTTGAAACCTAGTATAAACATGCTAATTTATGTGCAGATCAGTCTATTTTACTAACTACCTCCACTGTGTTATTTTAGTCAGAAATGTTGTGTTATATACCGCTCTGATCGCATTAGACGACATCAGTCTGTTCGGAAATTTGTGTCACACGTTCGTTCACTAGGTTCGGCTAAATAAACAAATGGAGGAAAACTACGCTACTGTTACTCATGTAGAATTGGAGCGCGATATTCTTATTCCCTTGGAATGACCAATTCGCGGAATTGCAAGTATTGTGCTTTCTTTAACAAAAAAGATGATAATGAAACCGGATCCTGTGACGTACTTTCTACAGGTCCAGAACATTCCTGCAAAACTTGTACGAAATTCAACACGAACTGGCTTTATCAATGTTTTCCAGAAAGTATCTCACAAGTAAGATATTATATAGTATAGTTGTAACTGTTAACGATAATCAGGAAGAGGATAAAACTCTATTTGTTTTCCATTTCAGAGAGCTCGCAGACGCTTTCCGTTGTGACACCGCATTGCCCAAAGATCTCTACTCTGTTAAGATAAACTTTGCAAGCGGAAACCAAAGCTGCAATGAATTGCGGTAGTTGACGCTAAAAAAGGGCCTCAACTAAGACAGACATCGTCTGTTGGTATAGTGCCTCCATGCTTTAAGTAAGTAGGTATTTTATCATTAATGTCATCAAAGAAGTCTATCAAATTAAATATTGTATAAAAATTCTATATTTAGACCTTAAAGGTATGAAATAAAATAAGTCTTTTCTGTAACAATGTTGTTTACTTTTTATTGTGGTCACACAATCGATAACAAAAAATAATTCCGCAACCGGTTTCAGAACAATGTTCCAGAAGAATTCATGGAGCAAAATTACTAAGTTCGTTATGTTTCAGCACGCAAAGCTTACGAGTACCGTTATAGTCATAAATCCTACCCAATTAGTATAAAAATCTACGAGCATCAGACTTGCAGGGTTTGCGATGAAGAAATTTATAAATTTATGCTTAATAAAATTAATTAAATCAGTTTCAAAAATAAGTAGACACGCGTTGTTGTTATTCGGTACATTGCGTAAAGGAAAAAATAACTCATTGACTAAGTATAATTTCATCCTTGCGCACGGAATGATATGACACAAATGCACAGAGTAATTTCCTATTTTTATCCTTTACTTCAATTACGCAAGGAATTCATACACTTTTTCCACTTACCAGTGGTCAGTGTGATTACTTGGGAAAGAGATTTTGCATCAAGCAGATCATGTTTATCGCTACAAAAATGTTTTGCTAATAAAAACATTAACAAATGACTAAATTTAATGTTTACTGTGGTAAATATGTATACTTTTTGATGAAAATTGAAAAGCGTCTATAGTTTTGAAATCTTTTATGGACAGAATGTACATATCAACGTCACCAGCAAGAAATTATGAATATGGCAAGATATAATTAACCATGTTTAGATAATTAACATTATCACTAGCTTGTAGTTTACGAACATAACAGGCAATCGACATTCTTATCATTATTTGTCAGCATATGTGAGATTGTTAAATATGATTAAATTGGTAACATTAAAGACTCCCGTTGAATATAAAAACGTTTTATATAATATTGCGTCATACTTATTTACAAATACCTACGTTCATCTGATTGTAAGCTTTTAAGTTACGGAAATATAGATTATCATACTATTATATGATATATGTGCATATTTCTTTAATTATATGCGCTAAAGCTTCTAACGCAACAACCAGCAAGTACGATTCAGAGTCGATAGTCGTATGTCTTCTTTCCGTTTTATTGCGTTAGAAGCTTTAGCGCGTATAATTAAACAAATGTGACGTAACTCGAATGCTTACAATAAAATGAACTTAGATATTTGTAAATAAGTATAACACAATATTGGTTCTGTAACATTTCAACCGCGGATACTTCAACCACAGCATTTCAACCGATAACCTTTCAACTGAACGACATTGAAACCGAAAGACAGTTCAACTGAAAGACAGTTTGACCTTATGATTATAGGATCATAAGGTCATGTTGTGCCCTTCATCATGAATCTTGTGTTTATTTAAAAATAGGCCAACACTGTCATTGGTTGAATTGTCCAGTTGAAATGTCGTCGGTTGACTAGTCGTGGCACCGTACCACTTGCTGGTAAAAATAGTTCATGCCCGGACAAGAAGCTGAAACAGCTTATGACGACATAGCAGATTCGCATCTAGGAATTTTTCATCATTTTCAAAATAGCTAGGCTATCCTCATTGGAAACCTAAATTGACAAATGTTCCACTTGGACAAGGTTCATTGGTCGTTTTCGGCGAACTATATTGAACGATGAAGACAAGAGCTAATGAGATTGCAGATAGGGCATCTGTGGGCTGACGTCACACCAACGAACGCCATATTGATCTGTCATTTCGCTCCATGACTCTGAAGTGTACGGACGAGTTTTTCATTGTGGAACTAATTACGATAGTTTTGGCGAAGCAAGATGATAACTGAAGCCAGATGATCAAGTTATTGGTGTCATGTGTTAAGACGCCTAATGTAGGTAAACAGACGTATTGGCATGATTCTGCCGATTGAGGCATAGGTACACTATGATTTTGGGTGTTAAAATGATAAATACGTGGTAAAAAGATAAGTTTATTTTATTATATCAAAAATTATATAGAATGAGTATCCGTTGAACTTAAAAATAATGCAGATCATAAGTTTCTCTGATCACAGCACATTGATCAAGTCCGCACCTCATTATGGACTTACGATGTAGTATTTAATCTAAAATAAACTCAGTAATAATCTTCATTTTAATCATCATTCCATCCACTTAGGACCATTTTGAATAAGCCGCTACCCCAACCGCCGTCACGAGAATCTCTCGAGTAATGGGTCTCAAAACTGAGGGGACTCTGAAAATAAATATTTACGGAATTTTAAAATTTAAAATCGGAGTTACTTTGAGAGTGAGCTAAGAAAAGAGCTGTTGTAGATTAGTCAATACCTTGGAAGAATGGAATCCAATTTGAAAATTATGAAACTTGAATCATACGATGACAATACTACGAAAAAACACTGAATAGCTGAAAAATTTCATAGAGACATAAGTGTTGTTAGAAGTATGTAACAGGTTCTTTATAGATGTATCGAATGTCCTTTAACTTACCCAATCATAATCCAGCCTTGCATTGACTGCCACCACAACTAGCATGCAGACTAGACGACTTAACATCAGTAGAGCGCTCGCCATTTTGTATGTAATATCTGTTAATTAAAAACGTTTCACTGTTTTATTTTATTTGAAATATTCATAAATAAAATTCAGGATATAAATAGAGTATTCTACGCAAAATCAGACGGTTTGGAAAGTTTTGATTTCTGAAATTATCGATTTATCGATATTTTGAGTATCAAACATCTTCTATTTGAAAATTTTTAAACCACACAATTTAACGTAGAATACCCAAAATATATTTCAATATTGTTGCGTTACCGACTTGGATTTTTTTTACGCTAACTCATACTAAAAGAGAAATAAATGAGGGTAAAGCCGGATTGGAGCTTAGATGAAAAATTCACTTTTTCTTGAAAATAAAGATTTAACCGAAAAGTATGGCAAGTTAAACTATTTTTTAATTCAGACAAAAGCTCAGACACAATATTTTGGAAATTACTGAAAAACCGCTTCATGAAACTTAAAATATTTTACATTTGAAAAAAAAAGAAAAAAAGTATTTCTCTTTGGAATTCAAGTCGGTAAAACCTTAAAAATCGCAAAATAAAGACAGACTAAAAAATACTTACGTATCCTAATGAAATCAAACTTAGCACTGTAAAGTCAGACTAAAATTGAAAGCTAGAGTCTAGATCGGCGATCTTTATATACTGGCCAGCCCAGCTCAAGAATTTATTATCTAGGTCTAAAATTATTCTGGGTAACGACCGAAAAAGCTAATTTTAGGATACATTTGTATGTTTTATATGTATGTATGTACCTAGGAGAATGTAACTCATTCTCAATTTACGCTGGTCTTAAAGTTAGGTCGTGGGGGCGTACGATATTTAAGTTCACCATAGGCCCGTCCTTGAGATTTTCTAAGAAATATTTATATTAGGTTAAATTGATAAGCGAGCATTTGTGAGACCTCTTACTGTAGGTCAAAATGATAAATTGCTACATCCACTTACTAGTAATAAAACGCATAGCTGATAAAATTTGCGTTGCTATGTTCTCAGTTCAATTGACATGATGTCGACAATCCCAATTTGCAAAACGAGCTGAAGGCCAGAGTTCGAGGATATTCAGACAACAACACTTGACGGAGAACTTTGGAAGATTAACCTCCAAAAATCAGCAAGCTTCTTTGATTTAATATTATTAATTAATATGTTGATACACAACTCAGAAACATGCAGTGCATTACAAAATGGTATTTTGGATTTGTTAGGATGAGAAATAATCTATTGGCTTATATAAACAGCTAAAGCTTATCGACATTGAAGAGGTAAAGATTTAAACAGTCTCGATGGCTTTTGGAGCAAAACATAGAATGTAAACTTTTTTTTTTTTCATCAACGATGTGGAAAAAAAAATTAGAAAAATGATTCACTCTGCAACTTCCCGCTAATTCCATTCCTGGGCGCTTAAAATTGTACTTATGACATTTTTGAGTTTTTAAGCTCAAAATATAATTTATGTGTTATTTTGAGCTCGCTGAGTTCTAAGAAATAATATTTCTACACGGAGAGAATTTTATATTAACAGTAACCATCTCTATTTTGTAGATTCTACTATCCAGGATGGTTATTAACTTTTACAAAGTTAAGATGATAAATGCAACTATCCGGCGATTGTAATTAGTACAATCAGTGTATATTAATTCCCATAATTATGATGATACGGTTTGTCATCTAGATGGTAACTTTTATCATCGGAGATAGTTAAAATCATCATGATTGCAATCATAAAAAAAAAAAGGAATATATACTATATACATTATTCTATATACATTATA